AGATTGGCAGTCTCGGCTTTGTCGCCGCTTCTGCTTACGACGTTGCGCGCCCTCTTGGGCACTTCGCGGTGGCCGTGTGCCTCGGGCTTATCGGTTACGCCACGGACGGAGGTAAGCGGTCGTGAGCCTGTTTACACGCATCGGCGAGATACGCGCCGCCCTCGGTGGCCTGGCTTCCGATTGGGAACGTGACATCGAGTCGCCCGGCATTCGCACGGCTTCAGGCCGCAAGGTAAATCGCCGGTCGAGTCTTCAGATGGTCGCGGTTTACGCCTGTCAGTCCCTCATTGGCGATGCTGTCGCATCGCTTCCGGTGGACCACTACACGACGATTAGCGGCCGGAAGGAATACTTCGACCGGTCGCCCCGATGGGTGAAGCAACCGAACCCGTATCAGACCTCTTATGAGTTTTGGTTCCGGGTGGTTGTCAGTCTCCTGTCTGACGGTAACGCATTCCTCTACACCATGCGGAACGAGAAGGGCGAGGTTCAGGCCCTCTACTGCCTTCACCCCTCTTTCGTGACCATTGTCGACGGCCCGCTAGGAGATAACAGGTATCAGGTCTCTGATGAACGGGGCGACGTTCAGGGGACCTTCGATCGGTCGCAGATTCTGCATATCCCTGCCTTCACGATTCCCGGTAAGAGCCGTGGCCTGTCCCCTCTGGACAATGCCCGAGAGGCTATCGGCCTCGGGCTTACGGCCGAGGAATTCGGGTCGAGGTTCTTCGAACAGGGAACCACGATGGCCGGTGTCATTGAGCATCCGGGCGCCCCTCGGCCGGACGAAGCGAAGCTCTTGAGGGATATGTTCCGGAAGACCCATGCGGGCGTGAAGAACAGTCATTCGGTCGGTGTTCTGACCGGTGGCGCGACCTTCAAGCCGATCACGCTTACCCCGGAACAGGCTCAGTTCCTAGAAACGCGCCGTTTCCAGAAGGCCGAGATTGCCCTTCTCTATCGCGTGCCCGCGTATCTGGTCGACTCCTCGGTTAGCTCGACCTGGGGAACCGGTATTGAGGAACAGAACAAGTTCTTCGTAGACCAAACACTCATGCCGTGGATTGTGCGTATCGAGCAATCGGTTAGCACGTTCCTTCTTCCTGGCCTTCAGTACATCCGCTTTAACGTCGATGCTCGACTTCGAGCGAAGACGAAGGACCGTTACGAGTCGTATCAGACGGCTCTCTCTAACGGCTTCCTGAGCGCGGACGAGATCAGGGCTATGGAAGACCTCGGCCCGCTCCCGAAGAAGCTCGGGCAGCGGTATTACAGGCCGCTGAATCTCGGTGTTGTCGGTGAAGAGGATAAGGCCGCGAAGGAAGCGAAGCCTTCGGCCGGCGCCGACCCCCAGGCCTCGCAGAATCCCCCGGTTGATCCGAACGCGGACCCGAATGGACAGCAGGACCCGAACGTAACGGATCAGGGGAAGAGCAATGACGCTAGTACGTCCAATTGAGGAAAGCGGGAATGACGTTCGGATAGAGCGTCGAGCGGTTCCTACCGAATTCGAGGTTCGTTCCGAGGGGAACACCTTCAACTTCTACGGCTACGCCCTTAAGTGGGATGCCAGAAGTCAGAACCTCGGCGGCTTTCGTGAGCGTGTTCAGGTGGGCGCCACCGCCGAGAGTATCGGCCGTGACGACATTCGGGCGCTCTTCAATCATGACCCGAACCTGATCCTCGGCCGGAACCGAAGCAACACGCTTCGACTTTCCGAGGATTCCGAGGGTCTTCATTACGAAGTCGACATGCCCGACACGACTTACGCGCGTGATCTGGCTACGGCCATGGAGCGGGGCGACGTTTCGCAAAGCTCTTTCGGCTTCAAGACGGCTGGCCCCGAGGGTGATTCCTGGGCTGAAGACGACGACGGCTTTCCGCTTCGCACCCTTCAGCGAATCGCCCTCTTTGATGTCTCGCCGGTGACTTACCCGGCGTACACCGATTCCACTTCCGGAGTCGGTTCCCGTGCTCTCGCTTCTCTCGCTGAGAAGCGCGGCATTTCAGTAGCGCGGCTGGATTCGCCCGAGGCGATCCGCGCCGCTATCCGAGGGGAAGACGCTCCGGCGCTAAGTAAAGCGCGGACTCCTTCTCTCGATCTGCGCGCCCGAGATCACGACTTCGTGACTCTCTCCCTTCGCGCAAAGCGGCTCTAGGTCGCCATTTTTTTGGCCCGAAACTAGTATTGGGAATAAACATGGATTTCGCTGCTCTGGCGAATGCCGCGCTCGAAGAGCGCATGAAGCTGGTTACCGAGCTTCGTTCCGTCGAGTCTGACGGCAACCTTTCCGACGCTGAGAAGCGTGAGCGTGTCGAGCGCATCGACCGTGACCTGATCCGGCTGGAGTCCGAGGCGCGCGACGCTATCGAGCGTGGCGAGCGTGAGGCCGAGGTTCGCGCCCTGGCCCAGCGCGCGGGCGGCCTGGTCCTGCCCGGCAACCCCGAGGGTCGTTCCGGCGAGATCGACGAGGCGGCCGAGCTTCGCGCCCTGGCGCGCGGTGAGCGTCCGGCCGTCGAGTTTGACCTTCGTACCGCGACCAGCGGCAGCGCTGCGAACGCGGGTAACACCTTCGCGACTTCCTTTGTCGCTCAGGTAATCGAGGCTATGCGGGTTCGCTCGCAGTTCTTCAGCATGGCGCGAACGCTTACCACTTCGAGCGGTGAGACGCTTCAGTACCCGGTGAAGACTGGCCGGCCTACTGCGGCCCAGGTCGCGGAAAACGTCGCGTACGGCAAGAGCGATGAGACCTGGTCGACCACGAACATCGGCGCCTATAAGTACGGCGTGATCGTCGAGGCGACTCAGGAAATCGTCGATGACTCGCAGCTCGACATTCTCGGCATTCTCGCCCAGGACGCGGGCGAGGCTGTCGCCGATAAGGTCATGACTGATCTTCTGATCGGTAACGGCACCGGTAAGCCGTGGGGCTGGGTCACCCGTTCTACGGGTGCCGTGAACGCCGCGAACCTTGCTGGTGTCACTGCGGATAACCTCATTGACCTTCAGCACTCGCTTCTTCAGCCGTACCGCCGTGGCGCGGCCTTCCTGACCTCGGATTCCGCGGTTGCTGCACTGCGGAAGCTGAAGGATTCCACCGGTCGTTACCTCTGGGAGCCTTCGCTTCAGGCTGGTAAGCCGGACACCCTTCTCGGTACTCCGCTTATCACCGATCCGAACATTGTCACTTCCGGCGCTGGCGCGAAGATTCTCGCGTACGGCGACCCCTCGAAGTACCTGATTCGACAGGTTAAGAACCTGCGAGTTGTGCGCTCCGATGAGTACGGCTTTGACCGTGATGTGACTGCCTTCAAGATTACGTGGAGGGGTTCGGGCGACCTGTTCGATACCGCTTCCGTCAAGGCTCTGACCGTTACCGCGTAATGGTCCTCGGCTCGGCCCCTTCGGGGGCCGGGCCGGTCCTGTCTTGAAGGGGTATTCATGAAGGTTCGAATTCTTGAGAACGGGACCGGTCTTCTCGATGGAGTGCCGTTCCCGAATGTTGGCGATGTGGTCGAGCTTCCTTCGGGACTGGCCGTATCGCTTCTGAACGATAAGCGCGCTGAGATCGTGGCTGGCAAAGCCGCTGAATCGCGCGAGACGGCCGTTTCTACGGCCCCTGAGAAGCGGGGCCCTGGTAGGCCGCGCAAGACCGCGTAAGGGGGCACTGTGCGGTTTCTGAGCGGTAGGGCCGTCACTCTGTCGCACGTCTTCCTAGACGACGAGACACCTATGGTCGTCCCTTCCGTGTCGGTGACCGTGCGGGATGCCCTCGGGGCGACCGTTTACACGGGCAGCGCGACCAGCTCGGGAACGACGTGGACGGCCAGCCTTCCGGCAAAGCCGGAGGGCGTTTACACGGTGTCCTGGGTGGCCGGCACAACGGCCACGGATCAGGACCGGTTCGAGGTTGTCGGGGGGTTCCTGTTCACCCTGCCCGAAGCCCGCGGGTCCGACATGGACCTAGCGGACTCCACCCGCTTCCCTACGGCCGAACTGAAGCACTACCGCGAGGTAGTTGAAGACGAGTTCGAGACGATCACCGGGCGGAGCTTCACGCCCCGTACGGCGCGTGTCGAGGTCGAAGCGGACGACTCTTCGAGTCTCTTCCTGGGCTACTTCGACGTGACCGCCCTGGTGGCCGTTGACGGCCCCTCTGGGTCTGTCGACGTGACCGGATGGACCGTGGACGCTACGGGCTTCCTTCGGGCCCCCTATGACCTGGCAGACGGCGACCGGTACACGGTCACCTTCTCGTACGGCTTCGCCCAGGTGCCCGAGGACGCGAAGCGCGCGGGCCTGTTGAGGCTTCGTTCTCTGCTGACTGCCGAGAGAAGCGGTATCCCGGATCGGGCTACGGCCTTCGTTGCGGCCGAGGGCGGGAACTTCACTCTGGCCACCCCCGGACGGAACGGCTATGAGACTGGCATTCCCGAAGTCGACGCGACCTTGAAGCGGTACAAGTACGGGATCTTTTATGACGTGTTCGGGGTGGCTCGATGAGCACGAACGCGTTTGCCGTGAAGGGTGCCCTACGGGACATGATCAGGGCTCTTCCGGCCCTGGCCGGCTATCAAGTCACCTGGGGCTATCCGACCAGGAACCCCGAGCGCCGTTGGGTGTTCGTGGGTGAGGTCATGTGGCCCGATTCGCAATGGGTGACCAATCGAAGCCGTGAAGAGAACTTCGAGATCAGCGTGATTGTGAATGCGCAGATATCCGGAGCGACTTCGGAAGAGGTCGAGGCCGAGCTACAGCGCATGGCCGCAGGTATCGAGGACGGCATGAAGGCGTCCCCCAATCTCGGTATTCCGTCCGTCGTCGTGACGGACTTTGTTCCTAAGAAGCTTCAAAGCTTCCCCTCGGATCAGGTCTATGAAGGCCAGTTCGAGGCCGTTGTTCGTGTGAAGGCGAGGCTCTAGTGAAGACCGTTGCTTATGACGGGCCTTACGCGGCGGTTGAGGTTCCCTCGCTGGGTCTTACCGCCGTGAAGGGTGACCCGATCGAGGTTGCCGAGGACGTTGCCCAGGCTCTCATTCGCCAGGGTTGGCAGGAGATCAAGGCGAAGAAGGAGACGGCTAAGTAATGGCCACGATCTTTGATCAGTACATAGGTGTCATTGACGAGTCGGTTTACGGCACTGCCGTACTCCCGACTAAGTTCTATGAGTTCACCGACGAAGGCATTGAAGGCAAGTACGAGCGGATTGATTCCGAGGGTATCCGCGCCACTACTCGCGTTCTTCGAAGCGACCGGTTCGCGGTCAATCCGAAGGGGGCCGAGGGTGACGTAAAGATGGAAGTCCTGTCCTCGGGCTTCGACTTCTGGCTTAAGCATATGCTCGGGGGCCTTTCCTCGGGCGCCCCCTCGGGCGGTTTCATCATTCACACGGCAACCCTGGGCGACCTGAACGGCAAGAGCTTTACGGCCCAGGTGGGCCGAGTGGACAACACCGGAGCCCTTACCCCGTTCACGTACGAGGGTGGCAAGGTTAAGGAATGGGAGCTTACGAACGCCGTGGATGAGCTTCTGAAGCTCTCTGTGACGTGCGACTTCGCTAAGGAGACTATCGGGGCCGGCACCGGGGCCTATGTGGCGGCCACGCCGACTTATGTGGCTAACACGAAGCTCTTCAGCTTCGCTGGTGGCACGGTCACCGTGGGCGGTTCCGCATTCCAGATCAATGACTTCTCTCTGAAGGCCAGTAACGGCCTGAAGGATGACCGGTACTTCATCCGGAACACCGGCAAGAAGTCTGAGCCGCTGGAGTCCGACCTTCGCAAGTACGAGTGGTCGCTTAAGAGCGAGTTCGGCGGCACGACTCAGATCAACCGTGTCGCGTCCGCTATCGCGAGTGGTGCAGTCGCTGACATCACGGTTCTTTGGGATGGGCCGGATAACTCCCAGCTCAAGGTTCAGATGCCCTTCGCGCGCTTCGACGAAGGCCCGGTGTCCGTGGGCGGCATGGACGTTGTCTCTCAGGACCTTTCCGGTATCGCGCTTACGGACGGTACCGCGTCCCCGGTGACGATCACTTACAAGGCTCTCCAGTAAGCAAGGGCCCACTTTTTTTGGCCTGAACCTAGTATTTGGAATCTAGCATTGGGAGGGCTGGCCTATGCCCGTTCATGGTTATGCCGCGAACGTCGAGGGCCTAGGCCAGTTCACCCGTGCTCTCGCGCGAATCGGTGCCGATGGTTTGCGCGATGAGGTTAAGCAGGCCAACTACAACGTGGCCGACAAGCTCGCGGATGCAGCTAAGTCGAAGGCCGCGGGTTTGAGTCGCCAGCAAAGAGCGGCGGCTGAATCCCTTCGGGCCACCAAAACGCAGAACTACGCGGCTATTCGCCTCGGGTCCGCCCGTAAGCCGTACGCCCTGGGCGCCGAGTTCGGCGCGAAGAAGCGGACGCGAAGTGGCCGCGTTATCGCCGGTTTCCGCCCCTGGCGAGGAAACCAGTTCAGCGGTTGGGCCGGCGGGCCCGGTTACTTCCTTCACCCGGCAATCCGGGAGAAGGGCCCTGAACTCATCAACGAGTACATGCAGGCAATTGACCGCATTACGCAGGAGGCATTTCCAGAATGAGCACCCCCGAGACTGTCGCGCTTCGCATTGACCCGGACGTTCTGACGATCGGTGATCTCGAAGACTTTGAGGACGTTGTGGGCAAGCCGCTTTATGACGTCCTTCAGCCGAAGCCGGTTATCGACTCGGACGGGAAGAAGGTTCTCGACGAGAAGGGCCGTCCCGAACTTCAGACTCAGATTTCCACGAAGGCTCTGAAGGCTCTCATCTGGATTTCTCAGCGTGCCGAGAAGCCGGACTTCTCCCTTGAGGACGCGCGGAATGTGCGCGTTTCCGCCCTTGAGCTGGTCGGCGTGGACGACCAGGGAAACGAGGGCGGGCAGAGCGCCTGAAGGAACGGGCGGCGTTCTGCCATTTCTACCGCATGGCCCCCGGAGATGTCCGGCGCATGAGTGCGGCCGAGTACCGCGCTTTCTGCGACTACATGAACGAATTCAACGCTAACCGGGGGTCTTTCTAATGGCGGATCAGAGGACGCTTCGCGTCGTCGTCGTCGGAAATGCTTCCCAGGCTCAGAATGCTCTTCGGGAGCTCGGGAACGATGCCGAGCATTTGGAACAGCGAACGGGACGTTTCTCCGGTGCCCTGTCGGGCATGGGGGGCCGTCTCGCCGCTTTCGGCGCCACTGCTGCGGCGGGCCTCGGTGTTGCGGCCGGTGCTATTGGCGTTTCGGCTTTCAAGGCCGCGGCCGATGCCGAGACGATTCAGGTTGCCTTTAAGACCCTGACGGGCAGTTCCGATAAGGCTAAAACCCACATGGCGGACCTTCAGAAGTTCGCGGCTAACAGCCCGTTCGACTTCAAGGGTCTTGCCAGTGCGTCAGTGAAACTTCAGGGCGTCGGCGTCGCGGCGAAGGACGTAATCCCGCACCTAACGGCCTGGGGCAACGCGGCTTCCGCAATGGGTGTTTCGGGCGAGAGCTTCGAGAACGTTCTAGGGGCTCTGTCTCAGGCTCTCGGAAACGGCCGTCTCGGGCTCGAAGACTTCAACCAGATGGCAGACAACGGCCTTCCTGTCATCGGGCTTCTCGCGGAAGCTATGGGCGTTTCCCAGGGCAAGGTTCGAGAGCTGGCCACGGCCGGCAAGTTGGCGACCGACAAGGTCATGCCGCTTCTCGAAGGCGTCATGAACAAAAAGTTCGGCACGGCTATGGCCGATCAGTCGAAGACTGCGAATGGCCAACTGTCTTCGCTTGCCGATAACTGGGACCAGCTTCTCACGAAGATTGGCACCCCGCTTCTTCCGATTGGTAAGGCCGCTATCGGCGGTCTGTCCACGCTGATTTCGAACCTGGGTAAGTACATGGCCCCGGTAGCGGGGATCTTCGACAAGGTGAAGCCCGCACTGAAGGGGGCTTTCAGCGGTGCCGGTGGCCTGTTTAAACCGATCCTCTCCGAGGTCGGGAAGCTGAAGCCGAGCTTCGATAAGGCGGTTTCCTCGGTCGGCCCTGTCCTGGCGAAGATCGGTCAGGTTCTACAGACTTCGGTGATCCCGTTCTTCCGGGACCTGATAGCGGCGGCCCTGCCTGTCTGGAGGACCATTGCCCAGGTAGTCATGGGCACCGTGATTCCGGCCCTTATGGGCCTGGTGCAGACCGTTCTACCGTACTTCCAGCAATTCGTTAACTTCCTGCGGACTCAGATCGTGCCCGTTCTGATGGGCATGTGGCAGCAGGCGCAGCCTGTGATTGTGCAGTTCGGTAACACCCTGAAGACCGTGTTTCAGGCTATCGGTGTCGCGGTTCAGGTCCTCGCCCCGATCCTGCAATTCCTCTGGAAGTTCCTCGGCCCCATTGTGATCTCGACCCTTCAGGGTCTCTGGTCCGGAGTTGTCGGCGTGATCAAGGGCACCCTGAACATCATTCAGGGTATCGCGAACGTCTTCATTGGCATCTTCACGGGCAACTGGTCGAAGGCTTGGAACGGCATCAAGCAAATCTTCCTGGGTGTCTGGCAATTCATTGTCGGCGCCTTCAAGATTTACATTTACGGCTCGATTTACGGCGTCATGCGCGGCGGTATTGCGAAGGTCGCGATGATGTGGCGCGGTGGTTGGGCCGGTATCCGGGCCGTCTTCATGAACGTCTGGAACTTCATTAAGGGGCTCTTCTCCGGGAACATGGGGCGGATTGGAAGCCTGGCTTCTAGCGGCATTGCCCGGGTGAAGACGTTTTTCTCTGGTGGCTTCCGTGCCATCTATGACGCGGTGAAGTCGAAGATGTCTTCTGTCGTGACCACCGTGAAGGAGATACCGGGGAAGATCAAGAGTGTTCTTTCCGGTCTTCCTGGCCAGTTGAAGACTATCGGCAAGAACATCATTCAGGGTCTCGTCAACGGCATTAAGGGTTCCCTCGGTGCTGTGATGGGGGCCGCGAAGTCGATTATCGACAAGATCCCCGGCCCGATTAAGAAGGCTCTTGGAATTCACTCCCCTTCTAGGGTCATGGCCCAGATTGGTAAGTGGATCACCGAGGGTCTCGTTAAGGGCATGCTCGGGGGCTCGAAGAAGGTTCAGGCCACTTCGGAGAAGCTTCAAGATCTGATCACGAAGGCATTCAAGGCTAAGAAGATCAGCAAGGGTAAGGCTGACCAGCTTCACAAGTATGTCTCTCAGCAGAACAAGAAACTGAAGAACCTTGCCAAGGATCGGGAGGCCATTCAGAAGCGGCTTGCCGCGCTGAACGCGAAGCTTACCGACCTGAAGAAGGCAAAAGCCGATATGGCTTCTTCGGTGTCCTCGAAGGCGAAGGACTACGGCTCTTTCCTGGGAGCCTTCGACTCTTCGCAGTACGGGGACAACTCGGCCAACGCGATCATCGGTCGCCTGAAGGCGAAGCTTAAGGGCATCGTCGACTTCCGGAAGAACCTTGCCACCCTCGCGAAGCGCGGGCTCGGTAAGGGCATCATTGCGGAACTCGCCCAGGCCGGCCCCGAAGAGGGCGGCCAGATGGCCCAGGCCCTTCTTAACGCTGGTGGCGGCCAGATCAAGGAAATCAACAGCACGTATGCGGCTATCGGTTCCCAGTCTGACGCTCTCGGCAAGCAAGTGTCGAGCCAGTACTACGACGCGGGCATTATGGCGACCCAGGGCCTTATCAAGGGCCTGAAGGCGAAGGACTCGGCCCTTAAGAAGGCCATTGAGTCCATGGCCGAGACGATGGTGAAGACCCTTCGGAAGAAGCTCGGGATTAAGTCCCCTTCGAGGGTGTTCCGTCGAGACGGAAACTTCACCGGTGAGGGCTTCGCCCTCGGCGTCGAGGACCAGCAGGGGGCCGTACAGGACGCGGTTAACGCGTTGGCCGGCACTCGCCCCACGGGGCGGCTTGCTAACAGGTCTATAGCCCGTGAGACGGCGCTTCAAGGGGCTTATGCGGCCCAGAGTGCCCCGGTGGTTCACGTAACCGTTCAGGGCAATGTCACGGCCGAGAAGGCCCTAGCGAAGAGCATCGCTACAACCATTCGAGACGAGATCGTTCGCAACGGAAAGCGCAACGGGGGAAGGACGGGACTCTAGGCATGGTTTCTATCCCGAAGGTCACCGTCGAAGTAGCCTTTGACGGTGGCCCCTTCTCCTCGTCGTATTCGTGGACCGACATTAGCGATTACGTCGAAGGGTTTCAGGTTCGGCGCGGCCGGAACAATGAACTGGACCGTATCGAGTCGGGAACCCTTTCCCTGAAGCTCGACAACTCTGATGGGCGTTTCACGCCCGGTAAGCAGAAGGCCGGGGGGAACATCCTCACCGGTTATTCCGGTCAATACATCTGGGATCTCAACGGCCGTGCCGATGGCACGGTTATGAGTACGATCAACATCGGCCAGGTGGACGACGACCAGAAGACGCGGGTTATGTCCCGGACCGTTTACACGTCCGGGGCGCCCGTGTCTTGCTATTTCGCGGTGAAGTGGCTCGACGCTGGTGGGGCAATCCTCCGCTTCGCGATCGGTACCCGCTTCGTGGCGGACGATTCTCCGGCCGTTTACACGCACGAAGAGGCTCCCCCCGCTGGTGTGGCTACGGCCGTTCTGTACATCTACGCGGACACCTATCCCCAGGGAAACACCGGTCTTACCGCGTACGGCGAAAAGGCCGAGTGGTATAAGACTCAACCATATTGGCCGAACGTCGTTCCTCGGCGACGCGTGCGCGTCCGTACCGCGAACCTTCTACAGAAGGACGTTTCTACGGGCGGCGACATTACGCGCACCTCGGGCCAGTTCTCGACTTCGCACAGCACCGGAACCACGAACTCTTACGCCGGGATACCGAAGAGCGGGGCCGGTTCAGTCCGTGTCGACTTCGGCGCCAACGGAACGGCAGACTGGGCTAGCTCGGTCTACTGCGGGTTCTCCTCGGGCGGTAAGCCGGTCGGTCTGGCGAAGGTCGTGGGCGGCTCAACTTACGTCGCATCGGGGCAGATTCGCCTAGGGGCGAGTGCCCCCGCAACGAAGATCAGGGCGCGCATGCGCTGGTACAAGCCTGACGGCACGTTCAACAACTCCAGCGGTTCCACGGCCCAGGTGACACTGATCAATGGTCAGTGGGTGTCCTTCTCGATCTCGGGAACGTGCCCCGCGGGCATGGCCTATGCCGGTATCGAGATTGGCTCATCGGGCGGCGACAACAACGCCTATCTGTTCCTTGACGAGCTTCAACTAGAGCCTGGCTCGACGGCTTCGGAATGGAACCCTGGTGGCTCGATCTTCCATGGGTACATCGAGAAATGGCCTGTTGCGGTTGATGGCCTTACGGCTTCTGTCGACGTTTCGGCTGTTGACGGCTTCTCTGTTCTCGGGAACACCGATCTTCGCGCCGCCATGCAAGCGCAGATTCTCACGTCGAATCCCCTCGGGTATTGGACCCTGGGCGATCCGGTCGGCTCGACCAGGCTTGAGAACCTGGCAACTGACCAGCAACCGGCGAAGCTTGCGGCTTCGAAGTATGGTCCCGGCACTCCGCTTCTCGGGGCCGATTCCATCGTTGCGAAGGACGCGACCACCTGTTACAGCCTGGCGAACGTGTCGACCAACATCGGAACCGTGGTTGACATTTGCGACGGCGGCCAGAGGAACTATCCCCTAGGGACAGACTTCTCCGTTGGCTTCTGGTGCCTTCCCGTCCGCCCTTCGGCCGGTCTGTACAACACCCTGTTTGCCGGTTGGTCGGACAACGGCGCTGAGTTCATGTCTATTCGGATCGACTCGACCGGAAAGCTTGAGATTCGGACCACGTACACCGAGGGCACTCAGACGACTTTCACCAGCTCTAGCGCGCTGAGTACGTCGTCCCCTTCGCATGTGGTCGTGACGATCGAGCAGGGCCTTACGCGCCTGTACTTGAACGGCGTCTATCAGCAGTCGGACACGGGGCCTACACCGACGAACAAGGATATCCGCGATCTTCGCTGGGCTTCCTTCGCTGGCCGGCAGGCTGGTTCGATCTATGGCGAGTATGCGAACGGGCGAATAGCTCACCTGGCTATCTGGGACTTCCGACTCACCCATGCAACGCAAATCCAGCCGGTTTGGAAGCTGGGCGATAACGGGGGCGTCGACTTCGCCGAGGACGAGAAGACTCGCATTGACCGCATAGCCCAGATGGCGAACTATCAGGGCGAGACTGCCTATGACGCTGGTCTGAGCACTCTTCAGGGCCCGGACTGGTCTACGGGCGCAAGCGCGCTCGATCAGCTCCAGGGGGCCGCTCAGGACGCTTCCGGATACATCTTCATGGATGGAGACGGACGGCTTACCTATCACAACCGTGCGCGTCGACAGGCGGCCTCGGAGCGGTTCACGCTCGGGGATACGGTCGGGCTTCCTTGGGAACCGGGTCTTCATTTCGAAATGGATGATGACCGCATTATCAATGAGGTCACATACAAGCGAAAGAACGGCATTGAAGGTGTC